TTCGGAACAAGTGTCTCTTTCTTCAGGTACTAGTTCTGCCGCAACTATAGTTTCTATTGCAAATACTCATAGGTCAGCCAAGGTTCTTGTTGAAATTGGCGGAACTGACGGGTCTTATTATGAATTCAACGAATTGAATATCCTACACAATGGAACTGATATTGATCTACTTGAGTATGGCCAACTAACATCGGATACTGTATTGCCCGAATCCTCAACTGGTCTCGGAACCTATATTCCATACTTTGATGGATCCGTTCTAAAAATTGATTTCAAACCAAATTCTACACTTTTAGTAGATGTTGATATTAATACATTAACAATTTCTATTGCAAGTTCAACATCCGGTGCAGTTGGAGTTGGAACTGAAGAATTAAACACTGCAATTATAAGTTCTGGAATTGCAACAATTACAGCATCTCCTACACCATCAGAAACAATAATTACGGAATATCCAAATAATCACTCATGTGCTTACTATATTGTAAGTGTGGAAGATACCACTAACCAAAGATATCAAATGTCTGAGGTAATTATTGTTGACGATGGATCTGAAGCATCCATAACGGAGTATGGTATTCTTCAAACACACAGTTCTCTTGGAACTGTTGGAGCTGCAGTAACAACAAACGGAACTCAAATTACATTTACGCCAGAACCAAATATTGATGTAGAAGTTAGAGTCTTCCAAAATGCATTAAGTTTGTTGAAAGAAAATATTTCAAATACATCAATAAATTTAAATAATGCAGAAATAATATGTGGAAATGGAACCTATGAAGGAACCGAAAGGTCTATTAGAAGAAGTTTTGACTTGACTCATAATCAAAAACCTATCTTCCAGAGATATTTTGATGGAAGCGACTCAGATATTGTTAATATTACATCAGACACTATAAAAATACCAGACCACTACTTTGTAAGTGGCGAAGAAGTAATTTATGCAAATGCTGGGGCAGGAACCACACAATCTATTGGTATTTCAGAAACAGTTGTTGCTGGAATAGGAACAACAGATAAATTACCATCAAGTGTGTATATTGTTAAGTTAAATGAAAGTGTAGTAAGATTGGCAGCTACTGCAGAAGATGCATTAAAATCTATTCCTGTAACTTTTGATATAACATCTGTTGGAATTGGCACTTCCCATACATTCATTGCAAAAAATCAAAATGCAAAAAATATTATTGCAATCGATAATTATCTTCAGTCTCCTATCGTAGGAACTTCTATTACCACAACTCTAGTAAAAGATGTCTCTATATTTGACAATAGAATCACATTTAGTGGTATATCATCATTCTTCGGAGGAAATCTAATCCAAATTAATAATGAGATAATGAAGATTAATACTGTTGGTTTGGGAAGCACAAATATAATTCTTGTTGATAGACCTTGGATGGGAACAGGTTTATCTGCCCACTCCTCTGGAGATTTAATCAGAGTTGTGGAGGGAAGTTATAATATTGTCAATAACACAATTCACTTTGTTGATGCTCCTTATGGACCAACTCCCATAGGATCAATAACAAATCCACCAGATGATAGGGATTGGACTGGAATTACGACTTACTCCACTTTCCAAGGAAGAACATTCTTAAGAAGTGGTCCAACAAATACATCTCAAGAAACTTATTCTACAAATTATATTTTTGATAGCATAGCAAATTCATTTAATGGATATGAAGATACATTTGCATTGACATCCGAAAACCAAAATATTACAGGATTTTCTACCGATAACGCTATCGTATTGATCAATGGTATTTTCCAAGGTCCACAAGGCGAGCAGGCAGATGTTGAGGATTATACTTTAATTGAAAGTTCTGGAATTTCTAGTATAAGATTCGCTGGAACAGCATCTTCTGTTGGTTATGATGTAAATAACTCAAGTGTCCCTGTTGGGGGAGTTATAGTTTCTGTTGGATCTATAGAGGGATTTGGTTTCCAACCATTGATTTCTGCAGGAGGAACAGCAGTTGTATCTACGGCAGGAACAATCGCATCTATTAGTATTGGAAATAGTGGATCTGGATATAGAATTGGCATTCAAACTGTTATCAACGTTGGTATCCAGACAGAGAGTTTAGGAATTCCAAATATAGAATTTATTGGAACTGCTTCTGTAAGTAATGGCCATATCATTGGTGTTGCTATTACTAATCCTGGTTTTGGATACACAACTACAAATCCTCCTATTGTCGTATTTGATGATCCACTATCTTATTCGGATATTCCTTTGATATACAGTTCATCTTCTACACAAGGATCTGGTGCAGAAGCAAAGATTGATATTGTTGTTGGACAAGGTTCAAGTGTTATTGATTTTACATTAAAAAATACTGGATATGGTTACGGACAAAGTGAAATTCTTACTGTTTCTGTTGGAGGAAATAGTGGGATTCCTACAGATACGTCTAAACCATATTCCGAGTTCCAAGTTTTGATTGATAGAACATATAATGATAAATTCTCTGGGTGGATTGTTGGCCAACTTCAAATTCTCGATAGTTTTGAAAATCTATTTGATGGATTGACAAAGATATTCCCACTTAAGTTTGGTGGAAATACAGTAACGATTAGATCGGCAAAAGGATCAAACATTGATGTTGGAGCAACTCTTCTCATATTCTTGAATGATGTACTTCAAAAACCAGGCGAATCTTATTTGTTCGATGGAGGAAGTGTTATTGAATTCAGTGAGCCCCCTAAGAATGGCGATACTGTTAAAGTATTGTTCTATAGGGGAAGCGGTGATATTGATGTTGTCTTTAGAGATGTGTTGGAGACAGTAAAGGTTGGGGATGAATTAACTCTCAACAATGAACCCGGATTTGGTCAAGGTATTGGTTTACAACAAGAAACCAGAGTTGTTATAGGAATTAATACTACTGATTCTATAGAAACAAACCCATACTCTGGACCAGGAATTACCACAGACAAAACCTTATTGAGGCCTGTTAAGTGGTGTAAACAAACATCAGATAAGATTATTAATGGAAGAATTGTTGGAAAAGATAGAGTTCAATATGAACCTTTAATCAATCCGTCTTCATACTTAATCAATCCTGTTGGTTTTGGATCTACAACAGTTTATGTCGATAACATTAAACCTTTCTTTGATGCACAAAATGAAAATCCAATATTAACTTTCCAAAATCAGATTACCCTCACATCACAAGATTCTCTAGTTGCAGCTTCTGCTACTGCAGTTGTATCTTCTGCTGGTACTATTTCTTCAATCATCATCAATGATGGAGGATATGGATATTCTGTTGCACCAACAGTTAGCATAGAAAATCCTGTTGGACTTGCCATTTCTTACAGAGCGACGGCAACATCAACAATTTCTTCTGGCGTTGTTAATTCTATTAGTATTACTGGACCTGGAACTGGATATAGTATACAAAATCCACCAATGGTTCTTATAGAACCTCCTACACTATTGAATAGTATTTCTGATATTACATCATACAGTGGAGATTCTGGAGTTATTGTTGGCGTTGGAACTACAAATTTACAATTAATATTTGATTTGTTTATTCCTACAGATTCATTCTTGAGAGATACTAATATTGTGGGATCTGCTATTACTACTAGTTCTATTTCTGAAGGTGATTTCTTTGTCGTATACAATTCAAATGTTGGAAGTGCAACAACATCTGTAAACTCTATAGGTATTTCCAATCAAATTATTGGTATAGGAACCGAATTCTTAGATAATGTTTATCAAGTAGATTCTGTACAAGATGTTGATGTCAATATTATTGGTATTGGGACGACTTCGATAAAGAGAGTTTATGTGAGAGCTGGCATAACTACTATTAACTTCAGTTCTACTGATATCACTTTTGACTCAACTTCTTATGATTTTAGTTCTGTTGGATTTGGAACTGGCGATAGTGGATCTTTCCTAGGAATTTCCACATCAAATTACTATGGCAACTTTAGTTGGGGAAAGATCATCCTTTCCGAACCTCTAGTCAATGGACCATTCAATTCCTACACTTTAAAAGGTGTGGGTGGACTGACTACTTCTGTTTTTGTAAATAGAACTGCTCCACTGAAGTACCTAAATTATACTAGTTAATGTTTTTTAAAATAAATAAAAGAAAACGTAAGTTAAGATGTCAAGAGTAGCAATAAACACCGGATCAGTTGCAAATGACGGAACCGGTGATACTTTAAGAATTGCTGGTGGTATTATTAATGATAATTTTGCGGAAATTTATAGTCAGTTTGGTGATGGTACAGATTTAACGCCAACTTGGGATAAAACTGCGACGGGTGTTAATACAACTTCCAATGTTGGAATTGGAACAACAAATCCAAGATTCACTTTGGAAGTTGGGTCAGTTGGTGCATCGGGAACTTCTTTATATGTAAATGGAAATGCAAGGATAACTGGCATTTTAACTGTTGGAACTTCTTCTATTCTTTTAGATGGTAACCAAAATAAAATTCTAGTTGGTTCTGGAATTTCATTAGATGGGAATACTGGTATTATAAGCGCAACAGCTTTTTATGCGGGTGGTTCAATTATAACGGGAGGTGGAGGAAGTGGAGTTAATTATTGGGGAAGTGGTGTTTCCGGTATCAGCACTACTGCGAATGTTGCAATTGGTACAGTAACACCAACTTCAAAACTTACTGTTGCTGGCAACTCTTTATTTTCGGGAATTGCGACGTTTAGAAATAATGTATCACTGTCAAATTTAACTTCATCATCAAACACTCTAAGATTTGGAAGTAACTCATACATTGATCAAAGTGTAAGTGATGTTTTAACCTTCCAAATTAATACTGGAACTGATAGCAACTCTACTGATGGAAGTTTTGTTTTTAGAACTACAGAACCAAATACCTCACCAATTCCAGATTTTCAATTAGATGCCCTAAGAATTTATAGTAGAGGTGATTATTGGAATGGCCTTGTAAGAGTTTACACGGATCTACATGTAGATGATAATGCCTTTGTCGGTGGAGATTTGCAAGTAGGTGCTGCAAGTACATTAATTGGTGCAGGAAATACACTTGGTACATTTAAAGTCGGTGCAGGCGGAACTGTAATCACAACAACATCTAGTGGATTTGTTGGTATTGGATCTGCAGACCCAACTGCAAAACTTACTGTTGTTGGTGACGTAAGTGTTGATGGATTAATTGCAGCAACACAATTCCTAGGCGATGGTTCTGGTCTCACTGGTGTTATAGCATCTTCTGGTGTCGTAATATTAGATAGTGATGTAAATGTTGGAACTGCAGCAACTCTTAACTTTGGAGATAACATAACAGTTTCTCCAGTCTCTGCAGGTGTTGTTACTATTACTAGTTCATCATCTGGCATTGCAGGCATTGATACTACAGGAACTTCTTATTTCAATCAGTTAAGTGCCTCTGGTGTAGTCACAGCAACATCATTTGTTGGTGATGGTTCTGGTCTGACTGGTGTTGTTGGATCTGGTAGTGGCGTTATCATCGAAGATAGTGGTAGTCCAGTAGGAACTGCAGGAACTATTAACTTTGGTGATAACTTAACGGTTTCTCCAATCTCTGCAGGTATTGTTA